TTTATCTAGCTATAAAGCACATCTATTGGATATGCATTTTCAATACATTGATAATTTAACGGAAGAACCAATACCAGTTGAAGATGATCTTATTTCCTATGCTTTAGACACAGGAAGTTTTTACCATCCAGAAACTGGCGAATTGGTTGATAATTTTAGCCAGTATCTTTATCCATACTTTACTCCTTCGAGTCTTTTGGAGAGTCTGCATGAGTGATGTAAACATCTGTACTGCAGACCTTCAATCATTAATTAGAATGGATCCTGAATTTAGGGGAATGGTTCAAAGAAAATTAGCTGCAGACAAAAATATTTTTGTAAAGCAACTCTATGAAGATTTAGACGACGCTATTCAGAATTTAGAAAATGACAAACACTTCTATCAAGATGCTAAGTGGGGAGAGGACGAGCTAACAGCGTCGATCAAAAATTTCCTGAAAGGTAGGTTTTATGATGTTGAACATGATACTCAACATGGCGGTCACGTTGATTTATTAGTTAAACATCAATTCGGAAAATTCGAATGGATCGGTGAAGCAAAATTATGGAGAGGCCCCAAATCTATTCATAATGGCTGGATTCAGCTAACCGAACGTTACGGCACGGGTACGTCACGTGACGATCATGGAGGAATTCTAATTTATATAAAGTCTGACAAATCAGCAGTAAAATTCAATGAATGGAAAGAATTTTTCTCTACGACCGTTTCGGACGCAGAAATTGAAGCGGAAGGCTCTCCCCTCCGCTTTAAGAGTATCACAAAGCATCCAGCAACAGCGCTTCCATATCATGTAAGACACATGGGAGTATCCTTATACCATTACACTGGTAAAAAAACCGCTGACTCTTAACTGGTAATTGCTATATATCCAGTCAAAAAACCTAAGGCTTTTTGCAATCTTTTACGAATTGTTCCATCTGAACATCCTTGTTGCTTTGCAATAGCACGAAGAGATAAACCAATCACGAAATGAGCAACAATTAACTCATATTCTTGTTGCTTATATCTTTCTAACCTAAGGATACTAATGTCAATAATTCGCCCTTCATCATTGCTGCACTGACGACGTGATTTTTTACCATGAGGAACAACATTTTTATATTTATCAGCTATTTCCTGCCAATCAATAGAACTATTACCAGCCACAACCCAAGCCCCCCAATCGTCTAAAATCTCACATATATCAACATTACTATCCATCTGTTTTTTATTTTCTATTTTGAAATAACCAAGCAGCATTCTAGCCATTGTTGTTATTTCTATACTTGTAACTGACTCATAAGCATGAGGAGAAACAATTCTCTCATCACTTAATGCCCAATCACTAAGGTTTGCTATTTCCAACAATCGTTCTTTAGTTATTCCCATTATTATCTCCACCGCCCTTTCGGGCGGCCTCCTGATGATTTGAGGGTGCAGGAATCCCTCCGGTTAAGGATTTAATAAAAATCGTTTCTGATTTAAATCTTCAGTATTTAGTTGTTAGTCGGTTTATAGCCTTTATGCTTCGACCTTATTTCTCAGCCATACACAAACCGGGCCATCTTCGGTGTCATGTATTGAACCAATAAACCATCCATTGCCCTCTGGTCGTTCCGGTTCCCATGCAGAAATATCAGCATCACACGCATCAAGGTCAGCACATCCTTCATCTCTGAAGCAGAGGACGTATTGAAGATTATTTTCCTCCATCCAGGCGTTAAACTCTTCCGTTGAAATATATTCCCGACCGTCACAGAATTTTTCATATTCAGGATGCGTCCAGCAGCCATATTCATCACGTACTACTGGTATTTCTTTAATTTCATTCATTTCTGTTCTCCCACGTTTTCAGACTTTCACCACAGAACGGACAAAATGAAACCCGAACTGGTAATTTAGAAAATTCACCGGAACGCAACATCACAAAATCAGGACCGCGAGTTAAACTCTCATTTCAGATTTTGTATATCAGCAGACCTTTTCGCATCGTGTATTCAGCATCACGCTCAAGGGACTTTGCCAGTGCTGCACATGGTTCTATCTTGTTGCCATTAACCTGGCATTTTGATTCACTCACCGCACCACCTCCTCAAAATTCCCCTGATAAAACGCCAGTACGCGCTGCATAGCTTCGCTCTTCCGGCACTCGCGACAGATTATGTTCTGACGCCTGTCGTAGCGACGTATTTCTCCGTCAGGTAATGACCAGATAAGGTCCGGATCAACCGCAGATGGTTTCTTCAGCTTTGCCCTTGAGAGCTTTTTACGGGCATTTTGCCAGTCCTTACGCGCCTGTTCAGACGGGAATAACCCGTAACCAGAGTTGTATACATCGCCACTGGCAACCAGCTCTCTGGCCAGAACGCTCATCAGATATCTTGTTGCCCCAGTTTTAGTTTCCAGTTGTCGTAACGTCTCGCGCCCACTCTGGCGTACGAGTTCAACAACCTGCCCTTTAATTTTTTCCCGCTCTTCTTGTGTAAAAACTTTTGCCACAAGCCCTCCTGAAAATTACCTCATGACCAGAAATTAACACTTACCCCCTGAAGCCCGGCGGAATTTCAGTGTCCGGTTCAGAAATGTGATTCACGCAACGCTGCGCAGGCGAACGCCCCAGGCGGATAACCAGTTCATCCCATTTTTCCCGGAGTTTTGCCGGACTCATGATGTTTTTTACCCAGAACGAATCCCGCTGGAGACGCCCAAACATTTCACAAATTTGTCTGTGAGTTCTGCCATCCAGCATCCGCATTGTGCGAACGTCATTGGCCCATGCTGTCCAGTTGGGTTCTTTCGGTCTAGTGATCTCGCCATCATAGCTGGCCGCCTGCTCGTAAAGACTCACGATTCGTCCCCAGATCCACTGTGCGCACACCAAATCTTCCTGACTTCCCCACTGGCGTTTTTTCGCACTGAACACAACCGCGTCAGGGTGTCGGGTTAAAAAATCCTGTTCAGCCGTCTGCGGGTCCGGTTGCGAAGCGTCCGGACAAGAAGATCTTTTATCTGACGGATCAGGTTTTAATACTGACGGATCGGGGTCAATCATCGCCCCCCTAATCGGCAGTTTTTTATCAACAGTTGATCCATCAAAATTTGACGGGTCAACTGTTAACGGGTCATTTTTTGCCGGGCTAATTTTTCTTTTCGGTTTATATGACTCACGCGCCGCCGCCGCAGCTGCTTCGAGTTTTTCCACATTAAGCCGATAGATATTGCTTACATTACGCCCACCGACCTTACGCTCTTCCTTCGTCAGCCAGCCCTCTTTCGCCAGTTCTGCAATAGCCGATTTCACTGTGGATTCACTTCTTGCACCGATCTGACGCCGGATAGTTTCAATGGCAGGCCATGACACGCCCTCGTCATTGCTGTAGTCTGCAAGACGGGCCATAACCGCCACCCTGGATAAGATCATGCCGGTGAAGGCGCACCCTTCCCAGACAAGACCATGAAGCTTGCTGCTCATAAAACCCCCGAACACCGTGCTTTTAGTGCATCACCACAGCATTCCCTGCCGGGCCGCCGCGATTCATCTGGTCATACAAAACAACCGCTGACGCAACAAAATCATCGACATCCTTCACCAGCCGATCCCTCCGTTCGACGATCTCACGGTAATATTCAGAACTGTGGCTGCGCATACGGGCCACCAGCAAAGGCGGCATCGCCTTTTCGATCGCCGGTAACAGAGCCTGCATTTTTTCAACAGCATCAGGGGTGTCTTTATCCAGCCAACGGAAAATTTTCTGGGTATTACGGGCCAGGGCTTCCGGATGGCTGTCGTCATACAGTTCCGGGAACGTCATTCCCAGCTCGAAATACGCTTTGGTAATTTTCGCAGCCGGCACTTTTTCGCCGTCCGGATGCGCCCAGACATTCATCGCCATGCGGATGTGTTCATGCTTGATTTTCATGAATCAAGCTCCTAGAAAGTGGTTGTGTTAACGTTTTGGTATCTTCCAGCTCGGGCCAAATATTCATCCAATCAAAAGGCCTTAGTTGCTGACGTGTAACTTCACCATTACTGGCTCGCTCAATAAGGACACATAACGATGCCCCTAACACTTGACCTTTACTCAATGCCTTTCTTAGATAACCGATGCTGGTACCACACTCGCATGCAAACATACGCTGTTCATCTGACGAAAGAGAATTGAGAAATATTCTTAATTCTTCCATAGCTACTCCTTAGTAAACACAGCAAAGAATACCCGCAGGTAAACAAAAGACAATACCCACAGGTTGTTTACCTTGCGGTAATCGCATCTATTATTTACCTATGGACAAATATGAATTTAGACGACAGCAACTCATCAAAATTCGTGATGAGAAATGCGATGGTAAAGCGGTTAACGTGGCCAGAAAGATCGGGCGCGAGCCTTCTTATGTATCAAGAATGTTGTACCCAGAGGGGAAAAAGGGAAAAAAACGGATCGCTGATGATATGGTGGAGATTATCGAAGAGTCCTTTGGGTTACCCCGGGGATGGATGGATGGTATCGTTTCATCATCAACGAACACAGCCTCCAGTTATGAAACAAGGGTTCTAACGCCACGACAACGTATTTTTTTAGATCTCTTAGACGAACTGCCAGAAAGTGAAGCGGATAAATTATTAAAAACTCTTGAAGAGAAAAAACAGTATTACAATATGATCTACGAAGAAATCCGTAAAAAGAAAGCACAAAACGCATCATAGCTCACCAAACAACTAGTCACCAGTTAAGACACCGCAAAAATTTACCCATAGGTATTTACTTTTTAAATACCTATGGGTATCCTTCTTTTCATACCAACCCACCCCGCCCCACAGAATGCAGGGCAATACTTCGAGTTACCAGGCAGTGGTCAGGGGTTAAGTAGCCAGCCCGAGGCGTAAGAACATGACGGCAGGGTTCAACTTTAATAACTATGCAGCAGGTTTTTGTTCCGCTACCCCGGCGTTAAGGGGAAATGAGGTCAACATGGATATGCTCAATCTTGGCAACAACGAATCTCTGGTATGTGGCGTGTTCCCCAACCAGGACGGCACGTTTACCGCGATGACGTATACCAGAAGCAAAACGTTTAAAACTGAAGCTGGCGCGCGTCGCTGGTTAACCAGAAACACTGACTGATGAGGTTGACGATGGAATTTAAAGATTTACCAGTACCATTCCAGGAAATGGCATCGAATGTGGTTCGCTCTCAACTGGCGACTCTTGACCTGAGTACCGTAGAAAAAGAAACCATCGATACTATATCCGGTAACGTGCGTCGTGCCTTTATAGGTCTGTATGAAGAGAAGCGCCTATTCGGCGGACAGAATTCGCCTGAAAACAAGAATCAAGCAAATGATGAGAAGCTGAAACACATTATCGCCTTACTTTTGGAAGACGCAAAACGTTTACAGCAACTGGAACCAAATGCAGGCACAGAGGCCCGCATTTGGATTGCCATGAAATCACTCAAATGTGAAAGCAGTGATTATTTCAAAACAACAATTAAAACTACTCAACTTTCGGGAGAGCTACTGAAGAAATTGCCATAAGAGCATGGTCTTTCTCTTGTTCTGCAAGATGAGCATTAATACCTGGTATGGTTTTTTCAAATTTATCTATCTGTTGAATAACAACTTCGCGGTATACGTTTGTTTTTGTACCACCAAGCGCAGCCGTTAATGCAGAAAGCATATTTAGTATCATATCAGTGCGATATGAAAGAATCCTGATAGCTTCATCTTGTTTTTCAATAATAGATTGCAGGGCCTCAATTTGCTTTTTATCCATTTCACCCTCCTGAGGGTTGGTAATTAAGGAGTTCTCCACGGGTCAGGTGGAGTGCGTGCGCCGGACACGGGTGAACATCCGGCACTGACAGTTTACTGAAAGGATATGTCCCTGAAAAGTCAGGGCATAACGCGAAAGCGCACGGCAAAATTGGTCTCTCTGTACGGTGTCGTTAAATTTAGTTCGACCGTGCGCTTCCGGTTGTGGCACTCCGCGAAATGGCGCGGCGGTAAGTATGGCGGGGTTATTCCTTCCCCGTTGAGGACACCGGGTTGTCAGGTTGACCATACGCTTAAGCGACAACCCCGCTGCAACGCCCTCTGTTATCAATTTTCTGGTGACGTTTGGCGGTATCAGTTTTACTCCGTGACTGCTCTGCCGCCGTTTTTAAAGTGAATTTTGTGATGCGGTGAATGCGGCTGAGCGCACGCGGAACAGTTAAAACCAAAAACAGTGTTATGGGTGGATTCTCTGTATCCGGCGTTAATTGTTAACTGGTTAACGTCACCTGGAGGCACCAGGCACCACATCACAAAATTCATTGTTGAGGACGCGATAATGGAAACGTTATTACCAAACGTTAATACGTCTGAAGGTTGTTTTGAAATTGGTGTCACTATCAGTAACCCTGTATTTACTGAAGATGCCATTAACAAGAGAAAACACGAACGGGAGCTATTAAATAAAATATGCATTCTTTCAATGCTGGCCCGTTTACGTCCGATACAAAAAGGATGCTGGCAATGAATACAGCATTTGCACTTGTTCTGACAGTTTTTCTTGTTTCCGGAGAGCCAGTTGATATTGCAGTCAGTGTTCACAGGACAATGCAGGAGTGTGTGACTGCAGCAACCGAACAGAAAATTCCCGGTAACTGTTACCCGGTCGATAAAGTTATTCACCAGGATAATAACGAAATCCCGGCAGGTCTTTAAAACAGTTCCGTAATAAACATCCGGTTTCATTCTTATATGCCAGCAATGGCAGGGATTTGTTCACCCTTAAATCTGTAATGAGGTAAAACAAAATGAGTAAAGTCTTTATTTGCGCTGCTATTCCTGATGAACAGGCCATAAAAGAAGATAGCGCTGTTGCGGTGGCCACTGCCATTGAAGCTGGTGATGAGCGTCGCGCACGCGCAAAATTTCATTGGCAATTTCTGGAGCAATTCCCTGCAGCTCAGGACTGCGCTTATAAATTTATTGTCTGTGAGGATAAACCCGGCATACCCCGCCCTGCCCTCGATTCCTGGGATGCTGAATATATGCAGGAAAACCGCTGGGATGAGGAGTCTGCTTCCTTTGTCCCGGTTGAGACTGAATCAGATCCGATGAACGTCACTTTTGACAAGCTGGCCCCTGAAGTACCGAACGCTGTCATGGTTAAGTTCGACACATGTGAAAACATCACCGTTGATATGGTTATTAGCGCACAGGAATTGTTGCAGGAAGACATGGCAACATTCGACGGACATATCGTTGAAGCGTTGATGAAAATGCCAGAAGTTAACGCCATGTATCCGG